AGAATTTTCAATGTTATTAATAATTTCTGATATTTTACAACTGTATTTTCCAATATTTTCTTTTGAAAAAATTCTTCCGTATTTGTTAAGATAATTATCTTTGTATTTAAAATTGGAACGGTATGGTACTTCATTATTTTCTTCAAATGTCATAATATTAGATAATCCTTTTTTGCCAACAAAAGTGAATTCTTTTTTTTCGCTGTAATTATCATCAAAATCAATATTTGGATATGTCATATTTAAAAGTTCAATTGGTATTTGAAGTTTACTATATCCTAATGAAGTAATATTTTGGTCATTAATATCACTAATATTTGATTTTTTTACTAAATTGTTAATAACATGTTCATAAGCTAAATTTTGATAATTCCCAATTTTAATATTATATGTATCAATAAATTGTAGAGGTTCAATAATATCAGTTTCATTAAATTGTAATCTAGGATAGCTAATAGTTTTAAGGCTTTTTTCTTTATCAAATTCATATGGAAAAATTCTAAAAGGGAATGTATATGGATTATCACCTCTAACAAAAGATACAAAACCTCTAGTTTTTTCAATAAATTTTTGTTTTCCTATTTCATATCCTTCATCCATTATAAAATTACCATCATTATCAAAAATTTCAGATACTTTAACTTCACTTTTCTTATCATTTAGATTTAAAAGATTTATAAGATATACGATTTCTTTATAATTATTATATATTGGTGTAGCTGATAAGAGTAATAAATGTAAATTATCGGTATATTTAACTAGTTTATTTAAATTATTAGAAATTCTTTTTTCTTCGTTTTTACTTGAAACACTTCGTATATTGTGTACTTCATCAATAATAATTAATCTATCTTCAAACATTTTTTTTATTTTTTTTATAGATACATTTGATATACTTTTTCCTTCTTGTTCGCCGATAGCTTTATCAATATAATTTGCGAATTTGGTATATCCCATAAAAGTATAATATTTGTTAATGATTTGATTGATTTGTTTTGTAATTTTTTCTTTTGTTATTCCTTTTATATTCATTGGATTAATTTCATTTAATAGTTCATTTCCTGTACAAGCATTTAAATTCCAATAACCATTATTTAATTCTAATTTTCTTTCATCAAATAATTGTAATTTAAAATTTTCTTGTACATTAGGTGATGCAACAACAATAATTCTTCTATTTATATTTAATTGTTTTAAATAGTTTCTCATTTCTTCTGCTACGCCAATAGCAGTACATGTTTTTCCTGAACCAAGACCATGATAAAGTAATAGACTATTATATGGTGTTTGAAATGATAAGAAGTTTTTTACAAAACTTTGATGAGGATTTAATTCAAATTTAGTATTACATAGGAAATCTGAGTATTTTTTTATTTCTTCTATATTTTTTTTTACTGTACCATCATATTTTGTATCTTGAAATTCTTTTTTTGAACTTATTTTTAATATAAAATTTGGGTCTTCATTTAAAGGATATATGTTATTATTTTCATAATCTTTTAATTCATTTTGCATCGTTTTTTCATATTGTTTTTTAAATTCATTTAGTTTTTCCTTTTCAAAAATGGATTTCATTTTTTCTTGTAGTTCTTCACTCATATATTTAATATATATTTGTTTTTATAATTTTTTATATTAATATAAAATTACTCCAAATTTTATTTACTTTTGAAAGCATATCTATTTTTTCTAAATTATATGGTCTTAATAACTTTATAGTTTCTTCAAATGTTTTCCATGATACTTTAGATACTTCTGATTTTTGATAATTTTCGCTTATTGGTATATCATCAAACATTAGAGCTATAAAATATTTGTGTTTGTATGATTTGTGATTTGAACCTGTAAAAATTTCTTCATATGGTATTACGTTTTCTAAAATTACCATATTATCACGATTCATTCCTGTTTCTTCTTCAAATTCTCTCAATGCACAATCTAAATCTTTTTCTTGAAAATTTCTTCTACCTTTTGGAAATCCCCATTCTGTTTCACTCCATCTTGTAATTGATTTTTCTATTAAACCTTTTAAATAATTTATATCATATGATTTAAAATAGCTATACATTTTTTTAAAGTATAGAAGATTAAAGTCGGATTCATTATATGCTTTTATATGTTGTTCTAGTAATTGTTCTTTTTCTTCTAATGTCATTTCATTTATTAAATTTACGATATAATTTTCATTATAGATTGGATATTTTCCTCTTATAAAATCACTATATCCAAAACTATCTTTTCTTCTTATTAATAAATATTCAGGTTGTTTATTTGGTAAAATTTTTATACATATTACACCTATACTTGTTATTGGCATTTTGCAATCATTAAATAAATGTCCTGTTTTACCACAATTATTGCAGAAATAATTATTATTTTTCATATTTTTTTCTTAATTTAACACTGTTTTTATGTTTAAATATTTATTATAAAATATACTTTCTTATGTATGAATCAATTAAATTCTAAAATTTGGGGACCTCATTATTGGTTTGTTCTTTTAACTATTGCCATGACATATCCTATTGAACCTAATGAAGTTATAAAAAAAAAGTATTATGAATTTTTTCATAATTTACCTATTTTTTTACCAGATACTGAAATATCAAATGATTTTAGTAAAATTCTTGATATATATCCTGTATCATCTTATTTAGATAATAGAGATTCTTTAATTAGATGGGTACATTTTATACAAAATCAAATTAACAAAAGAATGGGTAAACCTGAAATTACTTTACATGAAGCACTTAAATTATATTACTTAAATTATGAACATAAGGATATTGAGAAAAGAAAAATGAAAATTTGGAAAAAGAAATATTTATACATTATATTCGTAATATTTATATTTATTATTATTTTAACTACATATAATATATAAATGAATTTAAGTAATAATTTAATTGGTGGTGAAGTTATTGGATACGGTGGATTTGGATGTGTTTTCAGACCAGCTATTAAATGCAGTTCTAATAAAAAAATTATGAAAAATAGTATATCTAAAATTTTAATAAGAAGAAAAGGAAAAGAAGAATTTGAACAAGCAAAAGTTCTTGAAAGTATATTATACAAAATTAGAAATTATAGGAAATATTATATATTACCTACCACAATTTGTATACCAAAAAAATTTAGAAAACAAGATTTACATAAATTTGAGCGTAAATGTAAATCATTTAAAAATAAAATTACTAGAAAAAATATTAATAAAAAGAAGAATTTTCTAGTTAATGTTATTAGTCAGGATGGTGGTTATATTATTGATGAGTATATTAAGCATATTAGAAATATAAATAAGTTTGATGAATATAATTTTAAAATTATGGATTTAATAAAAAATGCTGTTATACCAATGAATACTAAAAATGTATATCATTTTGACCTTAAATCTAGTAATATTTTATTCAAAAAAAATCAGAATTTTCAAATTATTGATTGGGGAATATCATATGTTAATTATAATGATGATTATCAAGATATTATGAATAGACCATTACAATTTAATGTTCCCTACACTATTTTATTGTTTTACGATAGTTATCAAGATGCTATTAATACAACAGCAAATAGTAATTTTGGTTTTATATCTAAAGATGATGCTCTTGAATGTGCAGAGTTTATTATTACTGATTATGCAACTAAATATAGTTCGGGTCATTTACCATTTTTAAGATTAATTAGTAAACAAATGCTTCCTGATTTTAGTGAAATTTACTTAATTAAAAATTTTATTGCTCTTGCTATTATGGAAAAGGATAATTATAAACAAGTTGACGGTAAACTTATTTTCAATAGAAAAAAATATTACCAAGATGTCTTTAAACATAATATGGACATTTTTGGTGTTTTATCTAGTTATTTTAATTTTTACGATAATGATTTTAAAAAAAAAATACCTAGAAATTTATATCAAGAAATTGTTAATAATTTAAATATTTATTTCAAGCCTCTTATATTTGATTGTTCAAATAAAAAGGTCTCAACTTCACATTTATTGAATCAAATTAAAAAAATTAATTTGGGAAAATATAAAACTAGTTATTTATCAAAAAAATCTAGTTCACTTAAAAAATCTGCTAGTAAATCCAAAAGTAAATCCAAAAGTAAATCCAAAAGTAAATCCAAAAGTAAATCCAAAAGTAAATCCAAAAGTAAATCCAAACGCAATTATAAAAGCAAATCTAAAAATAAATCACGAAAAAAATCAATTAATAATTAAAAATTTTATAATCATCTATATTATATGAATTTAGAAGTATTAATACTTATAATAACTGGTTTTTTTATTGCAAATACATATTATGATAATAAATACATTGAAATGTTTAAAAATAATAAAAAATATATTTCTATGGCATTATATGGTTTTATTGGTATTAGCTTATATATTTTAATTAAAAGAAATCCTTATAGAAGTAAAGAAATGATTAAACAAGCTTCTAATGTTGTTAAATATATGCCTGTTGATAAAAGTTCTATTTCTATGTTAGAACCTGTTGCTGAATATTTTTCACCAAAAAATAACAATGTTAATCATTATCAAGAAAGAAGATTAATGAATTCTGGTACTAAGACTACAAAACGTTCTGTCAGTGAAACTAAAAAAAAATATGTTGCTTCACAACAATCATGGAAATGCGGTGATTGTAGTCAACCTTTATCTGCATGGTTTGAGGTTGATCATAAAACTAGACTTGAACATGGTGGTTCTAATCATATTGATAATTTAGTCGCATTATGTAGAGAATGTCATGGAAAAAAAACAGCTATGGAAAATATGTAAATGTAAATACTATAAAAATACTATAATTTAACACTATTATTACAATTTAAATATGTATTGTAATTATATGGACGGTAATAATAAAGAAAAAACTATATCAATTATAATTACATCTGCTATTATATTTTTATTTAGTTGTTTTTATTTATTCAAATTTAGTTTTAGTTATACTATAATGTTTATTATTATGTTTGTAATTATTTTAATCATGATTAATTATTTTTTTAATAATACTATTTATAAATCATTAAGAAAAGAATTTACTGCTACATTTAACGGTGTTCTTTCTAAAAATATCCTTCCTGTTTATTTAATATTATTTGTTGTATTACTTTTAATGTACTTATATGAACTATATTATCCTAGTTTTATTAATAATAAATATTATCCACTATACATTGCTTTTGCTGTTAGTTTAATATCATTTATTTTATATACTATTGTTAATAAATTTGATGATTTAAATTATAGTGAATATATACATTTATTTGCGATTCATCTAATATTAATAGTGTTTATATTTATAATTTTGTTTTCTTTATATTATGCTACAATTAATAGCAATATTGTTTTTATTTCTATAGGTGTTGCTATATTATTGTCTTTTCTTTTAATATTATATTTTAATCCAGAATTTATACAAAATTTAAATAATACTTTTTTTGATTGGCTTTATGGAGGTACACCAACTGCAAATTTTTTTATGAAAATATATGACACTATAAAATTTGAAATAAATAATAATTCCTCTTTAATATGGTTAATATTAATTATTCAAGTAATATTGTTATATTTCTTTTTTTATGGGAATGACCTTTCACATAATATAATTAAATTATTAACTCATGATGGTAGAATGTTATTAAATGAAGTAATGTACTTAGATAAAAAAGCATCTTTAGGTAAAATTTCACAATTCAGAAATTATAATGAAAATGATGAAAATTATGAATATAATTATGCTATTAGTGGGTGGTTTTATTTAAATCCACAATATAATAATGAAAATTATGTTGATATTTTTAATTATGGAAATAATCCACTAATATCATACAAAGGTTCTGACAATAGTTTGCAAATATCTTTTGAAGGTCTTAAAGAAGATGGTTCTGAAAATAATAGTACAGAACCAATTAATATAATAATTAATAATTTTGAATTTCAAAAATGGAATAATATTGTTATTAACTGTAGGTCTGGTCAACATATAGATATATTTATAAATACAAAGTTAGTTGCTAGTGAAAAAATAGTTATTGGTAAATTTGATAATGAAAAAAATATTGAAATAGGTGATTCTGATCTACGAGGTGCAGCTTGTAATATTGTTTATTATAATAGAACCTTACCTATTTGGTCAATATATCTTTCTTATTATATTTATAGCTCAATGGAAATACCATATATAAGTATAAGTAAAGATAAAGAAGACAAAGAAAAAAATAAAAACTTAGAAGATAGAGATTTTAAGACTGAAAGTGAATTAGCACAAGAAAGGAATAAAAAATTAGAGGACAAATATAATGATTATGAAAGAAATAAACGTGGTAATATAGTTCTTAGTGATGAAGAAAAATTGAAAAATGTTCCAGGAACTCATAAAGTAAATAATTTGTTATGGTTTAAATTTTTTAGTTAAATTTTTTTTTAAATAAAATAAATATATTAAATACATGATAAATGGATATAATATATTAAAATGTATTGGAATTGCATTTGGATATGGTTCTTTAGTTTCGGTTGTTTTACTATATAAAGCAATTAAAATTTTAACCGCAAATATGAAAAATTATCACACCTGTACCATACGACTTCACACCTGGCATCACTGCCCTCCATTCAGAGTCAATGCCGACCAACAACACCTCTTTATCAACTACATCAGTTTCAACCATTACGCCATCAACTTTATTATATTTTGTATTCTTATTAGTAGTAGTATCCTTATCAAGACCAAGTAAAGTGCAAACCCATTTTACTTTGTCAACACTGTCTACTACTACTGAACTTCGTCTTAGATGATCTTGTTCACTACTACCACTACTACTACCACTACTACTACCACTACTACTACCACAACTACCTATCAGAGGAGTACCACTTGTGGATTCTAAACGTTGTTCTTGATATTCTCTTGATCTATTCTGCATCACTGCATAATCGGTATGGGCGGTAGGACCTAAACTGCCCTTAGGGTTATCACGATAGAATTGGAATAGATTTCTATCTCTACTACTGAAAATTATGATTATGAAATGATAGATATAAATGAAGAAATTAATAATTCAACATTGTTAGAAAATATATAATAGTTTAAATTTGAATAATTTGAATAATTTGAAAAAAAATATAACAATATAATATAATTATGTCTTTAGCAAGTATTTTAATAGCAATTTTATCTTTTATTGTGATTTTAATAATATTTAGATATTTAATATCATCTGTAAATACAAAAATAATACATGATGGAAAAGAACAAAAAGAGTATGATGATTTACCAAATTCCGGTTCTAATAATTGTGCTTATTCACTTTGGTTTTTTATAAATGATTTTAGTGATGGTTATAATAATAAAAAAGGTATTATGTATCATACTATTGGTGATAGTAATAATAAAGATGATGGCGTAACTGTTACATTAGGTGATACTATAAACGATTTAGAGGTTGTAGTTAAAACAATAAATAGTAATAATAAAACATGCATAATAAGAAATATACCAATACAAAAATGGATACATTTAGTAGTAAGTATTCATGGTAGAGTTATAGATTTATACTTAAATGGTAAATTAGTAAGAAGTTGTTTATCAGATAAGGTTCCAGATATAGGGGGTTTATCAAAAAAACCTGTTAAGGTAGCACCTACAATAAATAAAACTGATGGTAATAGTGGAACGATAACGGGTTTTAGTGGTTATCATGCAAAATTTGAATATTATCCAGAAGCAATTGACCCACAAACAGTTTACTACTTATATCGTTCTGGATATGGTGGTGGAAGTTTTATGGATTACTTAAATAGATATCAATTAAAATTAGCGGTATTAAGCAATGAAGTTGAACAATCTAGTTTTATAATTTAAATTAATTTACTTTTTCTTTTCATATAAATATATATATATGAATAGAATAAACAATTTTATTTCAAATATAAGAAGTAGTAATTATAATAATGATTTTTTAAATGCAAATACAATTGTATCTAATTTTGCATTTTTAATTTTAGCAGTTTTTGTATTTGTTATTATAAGTGCAATAGGAATGAATTTAATATCATATTACTTATCTCCATCAGATAGTCCAAAATTATTAAATGGTATGGTTTCAGGAAATCAATATTATAGTATTAAACAGAATCCAAATTTAGGAGGTGCATTACCAGTGAAAAGATCAAATAATGCTCATGAAGGAATAGAATTTACATGGTCATTTTGGCTATTTTTAGATGGTGGACCTGGATTGGTTTCAACAGGTGATGATTCACCTTATAAGCATGTATTTCATAAAGGAGATAATAATCCAAATGATGATGATTTACGAGATAATAATGGTAATATGCTCATAAATGCGGGAATGAATAAAATACAAAATGCTCCAGGATTATATATTAAACCTTTTACTGCTGGTAATAATACTACCGCTTCATTAACATTTGTAATGAATACATTTGATACTGGTAGTATAATTGAAAGTGTAGATATTGATAATGTTCCAATAAATAAATGGTTTAATGTAATGATTATTTTAAAAAATAGATTCTTGGATGTTTATGTTAATGGAACAGTAAAAAATAGAAAATTATTAATGGGATTACCAAAGCAAAATTATGGAGATATCCATATTGGTAATGTATCAGGTAATGATGGCGGTGGTTTTAATGGATATTTATCTAATTTATGGTATTATAATTATGCTTTAGGAACACGCGAAATAGAAGGAATAATAAGTTCTGGTGCAAGTACAAAATTAGTAGGCGGTGATTCTATAAATACAAATACAAAAGATTTTTACTTTTTATCATTAAGATGGTTTATGCCTGAACCAGATAGTTAAACTCCTTAATATTATATGACTAGATATTGAATATAAATAATTTAATAATATTTAATATAAATTATTTATATGAGTCAAAGATGTCCTGAAAATAATACTCCAATAGCTGAATCGGGTAGTAGAGTGCGAAGTATATCTACTTCAGATATAGAAAAATATACTACAGAATATAGAATCCAATTAGATGAGAGAAGAAAGGCAGAAATTTTAAAATATAAAAAAAATGCGACAAATATAACTAGGAATGCAGGATTAGCAAGAATTTTAAGAGGAGCGGGAAGATTTAGGGTTGCAGGTCATGCAATTCAAAATCAAGAAAAAACAGACCCAAATGTTCAAAATTTACCATTAATAGGGACTAGTTTAATTTGTAATTCAACGCCAAATAATTGTGGTTCAACCGATGGTGCAAATGTACCTGGAAAAATAATGAAATTATGTTTAAATACAGAAGTACCTTTAACAAGATTTAGGGTACGAAGAACATATAATTAAGAAAATTAAAAATAAATTATAAATAATATATTTAAAGTATATATATGCTAAGTTGGCAAAATAAAAAAATACAAAAAAATAAAGTTAATAATGAATTATTATTAAGAAAACAAGCAGAACATGAGGCAAATATTGCAAATAAGAAAGCTGAAGAGGAAGAAAAAAAGAAAAAGGAAGCTGAAGCTGCTGCTAAGAAGAAAGCTGAAGAGGAAGAAAAAAAGAAAAAGGAAGCTGAAGCTGCTGCTAAGAAGAAA